TCTTCAGGTTCCCATGGTTTTCTTAGAGTTTTAGATTCCAAGATGATTACGTAAAGATCTTCAGGTTTAGGTTCGAATTTATCTTTCACAAAGTGAATTGTTTTTTGTTTTGTAGATTCCGGTTCAAATTCTTGAATCACTTTTTTGATTAAATCCTGTTTGGTTACTTCTTGTTCTTCTTCGATAAAACAAGAACAGGACTTTGTTCTAACATCATTCTCTTTTCCTTCCGGGATTAAGTAAACTTGGTAATTCATTTTTTTGAGTTTTTTTCAACGTAAACTTTTGATTCTTATAACACAAAATGAACACAATGAAGAACGCCAATTCAGTTTTGTTCTCCTTACTTTTCTTTTTTAAACTTGATTGGTTTTTTAATGAGTTTGAAAAACTTTGGTTTTTATTATTCACAAATTTTTTGATTACAGATACTTAATTGAACATATTCGTATCCTATTTTTTTCTGATGGTCGGAGGCAGAATCAATAATTTTTATAACCTACGCTGATAAAAACATGTAAGATAACATAACTAGGAAAAATTTTTGCTTGATAAAAACCAAACTCTTACCCTTAAGATTTGGTTTTTTCAACCGATAAAATATACAGACAATTTTGGTTTTTAGAATCAATAAATCGAGAGTGATATATGTTTTGATACTAAGTAGTAGAGATGGAAATACAAGAAGAAAAGAGAATAAAGTGGATCTTATTAGAAAAAGATTGTTGGGGTCAAATTTTTAATTGGGTAAGCAATTGATTTATAAAGAGTCTTAGACAATAAAAGTTTTCGTTTAGAGAGCTAAAAAAGATTCGATGTGTTTGTAAATCATGGAATCAATGGATTACAGAATCAAAGGGTCTATGGCCTTTACAATACCCAATCTATTCTTCGATCATAGAAAACGTACCTAAAAAAACTTATAAACAAAATACAAAAAAACTAGATCATGATATTGATAAATTGTATATTTCCGATTTAGGAATTATTCTAACCAAGTATACAAAAACCGAGTTTTGGATACATTCTAAAGATACATTTGATTTGTTGTTTTCTTGTGAACAACCTGTTCAAAAAATAAAATCATCTAATAATGATCTCTTGGTTCAAGATCATCAAGGAATGTTTTGGTTAATGAGTTTTAAACACGAACGTAAAGAAAAAGAGATTTTGGAACTTGTATACAAAAAACCTATTTTAGAAACAGAAAAATACACTCGATGTATCTTCAAATGGCCTTTTGTTGGATTTCAAAACATGTATAATTTTAATATTACATTACTTAATATTCAAGATCCATTAAAGATAGTAAAGATTGATATTGATCAACTCACTGCAAAAACCAAAATTCATAGTCTTACTAAAAACTATCTTTTATCTCTAAAGGATCAAGAAATTTGGATTTATAAACTTTCTTATTTGAAAGAACCTTTCATCAAGATACAGGTAGAAAATGGTTATGATCAATACATCGAAGAACCTATGTTTTTTCAATCTTCAAACCAACTAAATCAGTCGGATATCATTTGTTGTCATCTTGAAACTGGAAAGAAAACAAAAACAACCATTTATTGTCATCGTTTAATGAGTATTGAAAAACAATTTGTATTTGCATATAACGCAAGACGATATCTAGAAATTCATGCATGGAATTCCGATTATACAAAACTTACTTGGTTAAAAACAATATCAGATATATACATGTATAAAACAATGAATTGCTTTCATTCTTCTTTACCTTTTTTAGCATTTAAAATTGTATTTGATCAATGGTATTGTAAAGTTTATGTCTATTCTAAAAATCACCAAGAACTTTGTATTATTCAATATCCTAAAGAACATTTTTTCTTTAAACACGACAGTGTATCTAAAATCTATTCTTTATTGAAACTCGAACATTCTACATACCTTCATACAATCGATTTTAACTGTCTTTGATAAAAAATAAATCCTTTCATCCTAATTTGTTTCTAACTTCTTTTTTACAATCATTCTTCATATCTATTCTTCTAACGTGTCTTTATTCTCTTTTATTTTTTTTTGTCGACATGGCCATGACAAGGTCCTGACATCTCATGACATCAACTTTTAAGCGATGAAGTATTTATGAAGCTACATTGCTTCTACATCGTTTTTAAAAGCGATTGAATACATTCATTGCTTCAATCGATTGATTGTTTTTAAAAAACAAAAAGAAAGAAGGACTCAATCGATGAAGCTTCTCAAAGGTCCTACAACTTTTTTTTAAAACTAAAACTCATTGATGATGTACTGCACTCGATCGCGGTACACCATTCAATTAAGGCTCTTAAGACCGCTTAATTAAGAGAGATACATTCGCTTAACGCTCTTAATGTCGCTTAATTAATTGGTTTAAGCAGTTTAAAAAAAAGTTTAAGTTTTAAACGATTAAAAATTGAAACGCTTTTATGATGATGAAAATCAACAAGGTTAAACAAGAAAGATGAAGCGTAAAGCAATAGAACTTCTTTGTAATGAAGATGATAATGTAATAGACTTTATTTCTTTGTCTCCTCAAGAAATCGTTTACAACATTTTGGAGCAAGTAGAAGAAGAAAATTGGAGTATCCAAGTCTTAAAGTTTCGTTTGGTCTGTAAATCGTGGTCTATAAAGTTGCGTTATTGGTTAAGAAATAACATAAGAATGACTATAAGCCTTTCATCTAGCGAGAGGCTAACTTTTTATCAAACTATTTTTCCAAGGTCGATACATATCATAGTGGATAAAAAAATATGTCCGTTTTCAATGTTAAAAAGTATAGATCAATTACAAAGCCTGAAGATAACAGTTAACGGGCAGAATTTGAAGGATTCGATAGTAGAATATTGGCTTGATAGTTTTTCGCATGTAGAAGAACTTGATTTATCAGACATAGATGATCATGAAGAATATTCAAAATGGGAAAATACTCTGGGTGTTTACGCTGAAACAATTAACAAATTAACTAATTTAACAAAATTATCTCTTTCGAGACAAACGCTTGTTGGAAATTTACAATTAACAAAACTTACATCCTTAAACATTATAGATCAAGATTATACTGAAGATTATTATGATCCAAAGGTTATACGACCTTCGTTTTCAGGATTACCTAATCTTAAACGCTTATACATTCGAAATACTAGTATTTCTTACTTATCAAATAGATGTAGTGAATTAATTAACTTGGAAACTTTGATTCTTTTTGACATAAATGAACCTAGTAATGACGATGATGAATACTACAATGAAGAATCATCATTTCCAAGTATCAAATCTATAACTATTTTTAACCAAAATAATTGGTATATTCCTAATATTGTATCTTTGTGTCCAAATATTGAAAGTCTTACTATTGGCAACAACGTAGAAGAAGAAACTTCTTATCTTAAATGTTATTTGCCAAAATCACTTCCTAACTTGAAAAATTTACGAATAGATTGTTATAGTCTAAGAACTGGTTATGATACATTAGGCGGATTTTGGGAAACCGTGTTTAATTCCTATTCTAGATTAGAAAGATTGAATGTTTTTGAATTTTATACCACGAAATCCAAAAAGGATAACAAACAATCGACCATAGATATATGTAAACAAGTTTGGTCCGATTTTATAAAACTTCCTTCCTTGAAACATGCTACTTGGATAAGTGATATCATGGATGAGCGCTTTGAATCAACTACTTGAAGCTATAAGTTTTTCTTTTGTAAACGAAAACTAGTTTTCGTTTGTTTATCATAATAAATAATCATCATTACATTGTTTGTTTTCTAAGTGTTAAACATCTAAGATGAAACGTAAAGCAATAGAACTCCTTTCCAACGATGATAATGATGTAATAGACTTTATTTCTTTATCTCCGCAAGAAATCGTTTACAATATTTTAGAACAAGTAAAAGAAAAAGGTTGGTCTATTCAAGTGTTGGAGTTTCGTTTGGTTTGTAAATCGTGGTCTGAAAGACTATGGGGCTGGTTAAAGAATAACATTAGAATTATGTTACGATTATCAAATAATACTCGTTTAGAGTTTTATGAAAGAATACTACCTACCTCTGTTCATATAATCGCCGATGAAAAAACTTGTCCCTTCTTTTTAATTAAAGATGTTAAAAGTATACAAAAACTTAAAGTTTCGGTATCTATTGGTGATGTAAAAAAGTCATTAGTAGAACATTGGATTGATAAGTTTTCACATGTTAGAAGTTTGGATCTTTCAGAAGTTTCTTATGCTTATATAGAGCGTAATAATTATGGTGATTATAGTCATTGTTTAAAACATTATTCAAATGCTCTAAAACAATTTACCAATTTAACTGACCTTAGTCTTTCGAAGCAGACTTGTCAAATTAATTTTAAATTAAAACAACTTACGTATTTAAGATTAAATTTAAAATCATTATATTATGAATACGATGATCCTTATGATTGTCCCGATTATAGTGACTATCCCGGACCTTGTAATCCTCACTATCCTGACATTTATACTTTATCACTTTCGGGATTTAGAAATCTAAAATCTTTGTGTTTAGAAGAAATGCCCATACATTATTTAATCGAAAGTTATAGTTCTTTAACTAATTTAGAACAATTAAAGCTTTCTAATACTTTTCAATCTGATGGATTTTATAAACAGTCTACTGATTTGAAGGAACTTGCATCATTTCCGAGTATAAAAAGTATTAAAATACTAAAAGATGAATCTTGTATTATAAGTTCTATTGTAGAATTATGTCCAAACCTCGAAGTCTTTAAGTTCTATACAAAATGCGAGTTTTATTTTATATATAGAATTCCCAATAACTTTTGCAATTTAAAACATCTTTTGATTGATTGTAAATTTTTAGATACTGGATTTAAGAGTTTAGATGACTTTTTTTCTGAAGTCTCTTCCACGTGTACTCGATTAGAACGTTTGGAAATTTTTGAAGATAAAACCGAGATTTTTAATAATGAGCCAGTAGAGAACATTATTAAAGGATACAAGAATCAGTGGAATGAATTTACAAAACTTCCATCCTTAAAATACGCAACTTGGAAAAGCGACATTATAGACCTATGGTTTCAGAAAGCCCGAGTTTCTATTCTTGATAAACTATAATTCGCTTCTTGTTATAATAAAAAAAATAAAGCTCTATTTAAAGCTGCTTTTTGATTAATAGTGTTTTTTTTCTTTATTGATAAATGTTAAAAAGAACAAGAGAGGATATGGAGACGATAGACTTGTTCTCTTTAGTACCAAAAGATATATTCTATGTAATACTAAACAAGAAGAAATCAAACTTTTTTTCTTTACGAATTACATGTAGATTATTCAAAGAAAGGATAGATGTATGGTTAGTCAAAAACGGGTCGATTATTGTGAACATAACAAAAAAATTGAATGGTAGATATGACTTTTATAATCGAATCAATCCAGAGTCTGTGGTACTTGTATTCGAAAAAGATGAATGTCCTTTTAAACATTTAAAACAATTCAAACAATTGAAACAAGTTCGTTTAATAGATAGAAGGGAAGTACAAGATGCATTTAGATTTTCTTGGCATTTTATAAAATGTTTTATGAATGTTGAATCAATAGACATAGAAAATACAGATACACCATGGTCTTCAGATCATAGCCATATCATTCGTAAAGATTTAGAATCTTTAACATGTTTAAAAAGTTTATCAGCTTTCGGAATAAATGTTAACAGAATGACACAGTTAACATATTTATCTTATAATTCTGATACGTACATAGAAAGTTTGGATTTAGGAAAGCTGACTAATCTCGAAACTTTGAAATTAAAAAATCATATAATACAGAAGGAAGAATTTGAAGAGATGCTTGAATCGATGTCAAAGTTACATACTTTAAAACTTGTAGATCCAGATATATCTTCTAGTAATTTTCCAGACTTGAAACAAGTTACAAAACTAAAGATAAGTTTTGGCGATTGTCCTGGAATATTTTCTTTGCATGAATGTATTCCTAATGTAAAAAAACTTTATCTATCCGATTTTAGAGGACAAACGTTGAATCCTTTCTTTCGTTGGCAAGATCTCACAAAAATCATAAAACTCGATTTATATTTGAATTCTTTTGAATCAAAAGGGAAACTTGAAGCTTTTTTTACACAAATCTTTACACTGAAGCAACTAAGAAAACTTTATTTATTTGAATACTATGAGAAAGATAGACGCCAAGATTCAAAGGATTTACAAGATGCTTACTTATCATACTCTGAATATGTGAAAACACAGTTAACCCATTTGAAAAAGTTTTCTTGGTGTAATGTTTATTTTCAAATAAAATACGAACCTTAATAAACCCTTTTTGTTTTTTTCAAAGTTTATTGTTTTTTTTACGAAAGAAGAAGAAAGACTATCGAAGCAATGAGCGACTTGATTACAAAAGAACCAAAGAAAGAAACTTTGTTTTTAGAGTTTGATGTGAATGGAACTGTTATTAACTTTGATACTGCAAATACCGATCCTTCTTGTACTATCGAACAAAAGATGGAAATCTTCAGAAAATTGACAATTGTTCGATACTTGAAAGGAAGAGTAGTAAACGATGCTTTTATTCCCGATGAAGATGGATATATTACTTACAAGAGCTTTCTTGAATCAAAGTGTTCCAAAAAAGAAAGACACGAAATAAGCCAAAATGTTGCCAAAGGATTTGAATTTGTTCCAATGGTTGCAGACATGTATTATGTTTTATCCAAACATAAGGATATTTTGGTTCCATCGTTTGTAGAACTCGTAAAAGCTATGTTAGATCGAAAACAATCCTTTGTTATTATGTTTCGAACTTTTGGATCTGATCTTTCTATTTTGAAAGAGGCTTTACAAAAGGAATTTCCTGATATTCCTTGTCCAAAAGATACTTTGAAATACAATTACAAGGACTTTTTCCAATTGAAAAAGGAAAAACAAGACAAGTTTTGCCAAGAGTTTTTATTCTTTCAAGACGATTACAAACGATGGTCGGAAAATGGAGAGAAAGCCGAATTTGGAAAAGACTTTGCTGTAACCCCTAACAGCTTTTTCTTTGACGATAACGAAACGATTGTGAATTCCAGAGATGAAGAAGGAAATTACGTTCCAAACGAAATGTTACCTAAAGGATGTCAGTTGTGCT